AAAGCTTTTACAGTGCGATTATGCTTGTTTTTTCGGGTTATAAGATAAAATTACACGACATAAGAAAGCTTGGTAGTCTGGCAGGAAATTATAATGCTGAGTTGTGGCAAGTCTTTCCTCATTCGAGCGTTGACGAGCGACAGGCATTTAAATTACTTGAAAAAGCTTATATAGAAGCAAGGTATAACAAAGAATATAGAATCAGCAGAGAGCAACTGACTTTTCTTATTGAACGAGTCCAGAAGTTACAAAACTTAACAGAGCGAATTTGCCTTGAATATATTAATGCTTCTTAAAAGCGGAGAGATCATGTCTAGCAATATAATAAAAATTAATGTTAAGTTTCTACCAAGGAAAGAAGATGGTTATTGTTGTTTGGCTAATATTCCCGAACTGGTTGATGGAATTGCTGAAGCAGCAGGTAAAAAATTAATTAACCATATAATGCAAAAATTTTTAGATGGTAAATTATCAAAAGATTTAAAAATTGATTGTCCAAATCTTAAGAGTTGGGTATCTATTCCTAATTCAGAACCTATTATAGTAAATGTTAACGATTATAAACGCGTACTAAAAAAATACATATCTAATCAAAAATGGGAATCTATTGTAGAGGCCATTAACGATGATCCTACATCAGAGTTTTACAAACCGTATATAGATCAAAATAAATTAATGATTCATGTTGATGATATCATAGGAGTGCTAAAAGATTGCGGATTAAAAGAAAACGCCAAAAAAATATCGTCTATTCTTGATAAGAAGGCGGCGAAGAAAAAATTAAAACAAAAACGTGATTGGAAAATAATAAGGCTAGAGCAAAAAATTAAAAAAATGAGTCTTGGTGATCATAAAAGTGCCGAAGAAATTCAAAAGTTTGCAAATAAAGATAAAAAAACAAAAGGAGATAGTATTAAAATTAATAAAGAAATAAGTAACTTAAATATTCAAACTATTGCAAATACTATTTCTAAATATTATAGCAAATTAATTAACAAAAGTTATGAAGAACATTTGATTAACAATGAAATAAAAGTACAGCATATTATCAATGGTATTGAATCAAGAGAAAAAGAGAAAAAAAATGAAGTTCAAGCTATTGAGCTAAAAGTAACTTACAAGAAAGGCTACTGTTATGACAAGAAAGAAAAGACTTATATGGTTAACAATAATACTCATTTTTACGACAGTAATAGGAAGTGTATAGATGATTTGTATAAACAGCACGGCACAAAACCAACGATTGAACAAATTGTTGAAGCATTTGATGAAGAATTTATAAAATTCACTGCAAAAGAGGTTAATAGACCTGAATATAGTGTACGCAGTATAATTTCGAACATACAGGAGAAAAAGCAGTTGACCGAAATAAAACAGTTAACTAGTGGAGAACAATTATTAGATAAAGTAACCAGATACATAGATGTATTCAGCAGAGATGATTTAATGCAAGCCGTTAAATGTATTCCTGATAAGGAAGCACAAGAAAGATTAGTAGAAGAGGCGTTAGCCGATAAATCTGTAAAAATTTTAAATGAGCAATACAACCGATATAATACAAATTATAAAGATAAAGATAATCCTGGTATAAAGGTAAAAGATATCATTACTCTCGATGATAATTCCGAGTCAAACGAACCCAAAAAATACATACGAATAACCCAAATCTTAGTTCTTTCATAGAAAGTCATAATTTTTTTTCAAAACTATATAATTAAAGAAATTCTGTGCAACTTTTTATGCCTATAAAGCTGATTATATTGCGGTTTCTAACACTTCTTAAAAATTGAAAATATTTTTTTATGTAAAAGTTTTTGTGCAAGTTTCTAGCCTTGTAACCCTTATAAAGCCAAGGGAATATTAAAATGTTATTTTTAATTCATCGATTTTACTTGTGCAAGTACTCATGGTTTTATAGCGCCTAACTGGTTTTTCCAGAGTTTAAACAAACTTTAATTAGGACAAAGAACATGAATAATAGTTATTACAACCTACTTCCCGATACAGGTTTTGTTCGTCTTTCAACTATTTTGAAAATTATTCCCGTGGGTAAAACCACGTGGTACGAGGGGATAAAGACGGGACGTTTTCCAAAATCAGTAAAATTAGGCAAAAGAATCACCGCTTGGCGTGTTGAGGATATCCGCAACCTTATAAACAGCAAAGAAGAAGGAGGGAGTGATGGAACCAGCAATTAACCCTATTTACTCTTCTAGTTTCTCTGATTTAGTAGCAATCCATAGTATTACAGAATTGAGAAACAGAAGAGCAAATCTATTGTCTTTAAAAGAACGATACCTTGCTACAGGCTCTTTATATGAGTTTTTTAAAGCGGCATGGCCTTATATGGAAGGTAATATGCCTTATGTTGATAGCTGGCATATAAGAGCAATAGCCGAGCATTTAGAAGCGGTTTACGCACGGCAAATAAAGAAGCTGATTATTAATGTTCCGCCTCGCACCGGTAAGACCAATTTAATATCGGTAGCTTTTCCTGCGTGGGTCTGGATACATAACCCTGCTGAGCGTTTCTTATGCGTATCCTGTACAAACGGTTTAAGTCTTGAGCATGCGCAGAAAAACAGAGCTTTACTTGAAAGCAACTGGTATCAGGATAACTGGGGGTATAGATTCCCGCTTCTAAAAGACCAGAACGTTAAAAGTTTCTTTCAAAATAGCAAAACAGGATATAGGCAATCAACAAGTGTAGTATCTAAAACTGTCGGTAAAGGCGGTTCAATTATTATTATTGATGACCCTAATGACCCAGGGGACTTATCTGAAGTAAAACGCCAGAACGTAATTAACTGGTGGACGCAGAGAATGTCTACCCGCTCGAACAATCCTGCTAATGACTGCCGAATAGTTGTCCAGCAAAGAACACATGAGAACGATTTAACCGGTTATATCCGAAAGAACGATAGCGATAGCGAATGGGTAGAGTTGGTGCTACCGCTAGAGTTTGAAGAGAAACGGAAGTGTATAACAGTACCTCTCGGCAAAAAGCAAATTATGTGGGAAGACCCTCGAAGCTGCGAGGGAGAAGTACTTAATGACTTACGTTTTCCTAAAAAACAAGTAGATGAATTTAAACGATCACTCGGCTCTTATGGATATGCAGGGCAATGCCAGCAAAGACCTTCCCCTATCGGCGGAGGAATACTTAAGAAAAAATGGTTTAAGCACTGGACTAGCCCGATTAAGCCTAAATTTGATTACATATTGCAAAGCTGGGATACGGCAATCTCTGATGAGCCTACAGCTGCGTATTCTGCTTGTACTACTTGGGGAGTATGGGGTGAAAAATCCGAGGATGAGTTATTTAAGATGATACTCTTATCTACTTGGCGTGACCGAGTAGGCTACCCGGAGCTGCGAGCTAGAGCGCAGCGCTTAAGCAAAGATTATAAGGATATAGGTGAGCATAAGAATCCAATGCCTGCTCAAAGAACTGTTGATTTTTGTCTAATAGAAGCCAAGGCAACGGGCGATCCGTTAATTCGAGATTTAAGGCTTGGAGGGATTCCTGCTAGAGGCTACACCCCAAAAGGCGATAAGAATGCAAGAGTACAGAGAGCAGCGCCGTTTATTGAGTGCGGGCTTATTTATTTGCCGACTGAAGAGAAAAACTCTGAAAGGCTCGAGGCTTTTGCCGAAGAGTTTTTAGAAACAGTGATAACCTTTCCGAACGGAGAGTCAAAAGACCTCGTTGACTCGATGACACAAGCAATTTTGTACCTCCGAGACTTTGAAGCTTTAACCCATACAAGCGATGTTAAGGAAGGTGATGAGAATACAGCTACATTTAGGAAGTTGTATTAATTCCAATAATAGAAGAGCTAGAACTAGAAACAAAACTGAAAACAAGCTTACTGAAATTGAAAAGCAAATATTAACTAATAAAAGAGTACAAGATGATGCACTTGCAAATTAATGAAGAATTTAAACAATTAATTCCTCAATTAAGTCAGGAAGAATTAGTTGGGTTAGAAAATAGTTTAAAACTTGAGGGATGCCGTGATCCGCTGGTGGTATGGCACAATACTATAATAGATGGACACCATAGATATGCTATTTGCAGTAAACACGGCATAAGCTTCAATGTGGTGGAAAAGTCAGAGCTAGAAAGCGAGCTAGACGTAAAACTCTGGATGATCAATAACCAGTTTAGCAGAAGGAATTTACCTACAGAAACTAGGCTAGCACTTGCTTATAAGTTTAAGGAATTTGAGGCGGAGAAGGCTAAGGAGAGGATGCAGGCTACTCAGTTTAAAACAATAGGTGATACGGCTTACCAACTAGTTGGTAGCCCACAAGTAGAAGAGTTAAAAACAGAACATACTACTCAAAGTAGAGGCGCTTTAGGAGAAATAGCCAAACGAGCTGGTGTGAGTCACACTACCGCCGAACAATACGATGCTATCCAGCGTAAAGGCACTGAAGAACAAAAAACCGAAGTTGCCGAGGGCAAGTCCAGTATTAAGAAAGTATACACTCAAATACAAAAAGCCGAGCGTTTAGAGAAGAATAAGGCAGCAGAGTGGCCAAAAGGTAAGTACCGAGTTATATACGCCGACCCTCCATGGCAATACGGAGATGAGAGATCAGGAGGTAACCACGGCGGGGCAGTAGACCATTATAATACGATAAGCATAAATGAGCTAAAAAATATGCCCATAGCTTCTTTAGCTGAGGATAATGCTGTTTTATTTCTATGGGCTACAGCTCCATTACTACCAGAAGCACTAGAGCTAATAAATGCTTGGGACTTCAAGTATAAGACTAATTTTATATGGGATAAAGTTAAACATAATATGGGGCATTACAATTCGGTTCGCCATGAATTGTTATTAATAGCTACTAAGGGAAGCTGCACGCCTGATAATGTTCAATTATTTGACTCTGTACAAAGTATTGAAAGAACCGATCGTCATTCCGAGAAACCCGAAGAATTTAGAAAGATAATTGAAACGCTATACACTTACGGCAACAAGCTTGAAATGTTTGCTCGGAAGCAAGTGGAAGGTTGGGAGGTGTTCGGTAATGAGCTTTAATTACAAACAGAATTACCAGATGCAACTTGATGAGGGGCAAGAGTTTCAGGATCATTGTGCTTATTGGCTACAAAAGACACTGAATATCGGAATAATAAATTTTCAGACAAAAGAATACCAATATAAGTTTGGTGAAAATATGCAGGGAATAGAGTTTAAGCTAGATAAAGTCTTTCAAACCACTGGTAACTTGTGGATAGAAACCGCTGAAAGAAATGACCCTAAAATTCCATATTCGAGTAGTGGAATATTTAGAAATGATAATTCATGGCTGTATTGCATAGGTAATTATGACGTTCTCTATATATTTCAGACAAATATACTTATTGGTATATGCCGGTCTGAACGTTATCCGATCATAGAAAATAATGTAATGACTTCAAAGGGTTTTTTATTACCCAAACACGAGGCCGATAAATATGGCAAAAAAATAGCAACGAAGAGTGTAGTTAATGAAACTTCGGGGGTAAAAAGTGAGAAATGCACTAATTAATAATAGTTCTTTAGCTGAAATAGTTATTGCCGTAAGTCAAAATGAGTGCGAATTACCTCCGTCTAAGTTGATTATCAACGAGATCATCGAAGCAGAGGCAATGGCTTCTTTATTAGATGCAATGGTATTTACTCCGGAAGCAGCTACTACGCTTAAGAAAGGTAGTGAAAATTTTATCAACCAATTAATAGAGGAAAACAATGAGTAAATGGAATAACTTTAACGATGCCGAAGACCAAATGTCTTACGAACTAATACCTAATAAAACAATAGCAAAGGTTCGGCTAATACTTAAAAAAGGCAATCACGTTACGAAAGAATGGCCGGACGGTTACGCTACATTAAGTAAAGCAGGCACTAGCATATACCTTGCCTGCGAATTCGTGATCTTAGGTGGGGAATATGAGAATAAAAAAGTCTGGAGTTACATCGGTCTTCATAGTGAAAAATCACCTAAATATGGTGAAATTGGTAGGAGTATGATTAGAGCAATACTTAACTCTGCTCACGGCTTGCATTCAAAAGATAAATCACCTGAGGCAGAAAAACA